TATTCTCGCATCATTATCCGCAATTGATATAGTAGCCATAATAACCCTTTATCCATTACGCACTCCCAATTGTTAATTCACATTGTTATTATTGTTATTGTCCAAATATCCCATCATATATTGGGTCCAAAGCTGGATGATTGCCTGTTGGTAGAATAAACCTTCCAGAATCCAATGTGCTTTGGTCTACATTTCCACTAAGAACATCTCCCAAAACTTTTGTCCCAGTAGAAAAATTACTAATTGCAGGGCCAAACACAGAACCGGCTTTTGCTGCATCCGGCATCCTGTATTGCGGTTGGTCTGTAAGCATTGGGCCTAAACCAATCTTTTGATCACTTAGCTTTTCGACAGCGTTATTTACGTCCATAAACCAGCCTACAACACCACTTCTATCGACAGCATTTAAAACCTTTGTGTCAAAATCTTCTTCACCCTCAATGTCGTATTGATAACGTTTATATTCATTAACAAATCCAGCCATACCTACCATCAGTGCTGCACCTTGCCAGAACGCTATGTCTTTTTCCTGCAATCCAGATGTAAGAACACGAACCATGGCTCCTTGTCCATAAGACTTAAACTGTGTCATTAATGATCCAAACTCTGTAGANGTCCACAAAGCACGATCACCAGCCCCNGGAGTAACAATAATTCTGTCTACATTCTGGTTAAGTGCAGTACGNAACTTCAAACGCATTACAGAGTCTTCCCANGCAGCAGTNTCAGGCATCCATTCNCCTTCAACTTTTTTNCCATGCTTTCTTATAAGAANACTCATTCTGTAATGGTCTTGCTGATCTATGCCATTTTTAAGGAGCTTTTCTTTNTCAGCTTTNGATAAAGCAGCCCAATTTGTAGTAAGAGCATCTGTCATACGAAGCATAGTTACATTGCCAGCAAACTCTTTAAGCATCTGGTTCCAGTAATTAAGACCGTTCAACATAAAATAGGCATTTGTTGTAGCGTTAAGACCACGCTCAAAACCCATTCTTGAACCAAACAAATCACCAATGTCAGAAAATGCAGCAGCACGAAGACCCAACGTAGCATCAGCAGCAACACCAGCAGCCCGAAGTTCTCTACGTTTCATATTTTTTATGTAGTTTCTGTTAGCTGCAAAAAGATTTCTTAAACCTTTTTTATGGGTATTTGTTATACCCTCAACCATTACAGTTCTTGCAACATCAGGAACAGAACTGACAACAGCACCACCCATACCAACAAGAACGTTAAATGATTTCATAGCTCTTACAAAACGGCTAGACATTGCATGGGGATCTTTAGATGCACCGTATGTACCTCTAACACGATCTCTTAAACCACGAATATCTCTTAGATCATTCTCTAATGCTTTTTTTAGCATTTGTCTTTCAGAAACATCTTTGGCTTCTTTTATTAAAACCTCATATTCATCTGTTACTTGATTAATAACAGCACGCATATCAATGTCACCAAAAGCTCTTGTTAGCTCAATATCAACACCCATTGTTCTTGTGTGATGACGAAGAAGAACCTCTACATCATTTTCAAGAAAGTCATCAATCAACTCATCTGGTATTTCAAACGAACGTGCTTTTACACCACTTGGATTAGCTACCCAGTCAAATTGTTTACCAGCATCATCAAGATCGTAATAAGGCTTTGATCTTGTAACTTCATCCATCATTTCCCTAGCAAACTTATTTGCTTGAGAAGATGTCATTTTGTATTTGCCTTTAGCCCAATCAGATACACGCTTTAAAAACTCAGCTTCATTATCCATAATCTTATCAACTCGCCATACACGATTAAGATAAGACTCAGCAGTATTTACAGCCACACCATTGGCTTTAATGTTTTTAAGGTAATCTTGAGCTTGTTTAATCCTAGCAGCATCACCTGATGCTTCAGCAGCCTTTAACGCCCCTTGTGCTTCTTTTTCAAAGAGGCTAACGGATTCAGCTTCTACTTTTATAAAATCATATGCTTCACGATATTTAGCAGCAGCACGTTCTACAAACTGTGTAGCTTCATCTTGAATAGAATCCCTGCCACCACGCCTCATGGCTTTACCAACTCTTATTCTAAAATCTACTTGCCTAATAAATTCTTTCTGACCAGCAACAAAATCTGAAGCCCCCTGACGTAGCATTTGTATAGAACGCCCAATATCGCCATCTTTTGCGACAACGCCTCTATAAGACAAATATGCTTTATCTGATTCAGCTATAGAGTTTAATAATGGGCCAAGATATTTAGCTCTAAAGTTAGCTTCGACTGACTGATCCATAGCCTCGCCCTTACCAACTTTTTTCTGAATCATACCGCCTAAATCAACAAGGGCAGCAGCTACAGATCGAACATAAGGGTTCCTGCTTTTAAGCATCCTGATTGTTGGATTCCATCCAAGATTTTCAACACCAATACCAGTTTCGGCAAGAGCATCACCTTCCATTTCAGCATATGCAGCTTTTCTTGCTTTCTCAGGACTAATCGCAGCACCAGCAGATCTGTAAATACCTTCGTCTGGATCAAGTTTAGGACCAAATACCCGACCAGTAGTTTGCTTGCCAAGCAATCCTGTAACGCCGCCACTAACAACAGAAGCAGCTGTCAAAGCCAATAATGAGTTGGTGGCTGTGTAACCTTCGGATTGCACACCCTTCATAATTTCTTCTGGCGCCATTAAAGCAGCCGTATATCCAGCACCAGTAGTAAACCTTTGACCAAAAGTTGCGCCTTTAACATTTCTAAACAGAACAGGTGCAAATATAGTCGGTGTACTCATATGAGCAAAAAACTCTGCTTTACCACTATCTGATGAAGCCAAAACAGCAAGGTCATCAAGATCTGACGTTAGTCTGCTAATTATGTCAGCACTTTCATTTGGACCATCGCTATTCATAAAACGATACATTGCCCCTTGGTCACGGTAAGGCTTTGTCTGTGGATCTTTCCAAGGATCGTAAGGTCCGGTTTCTTCATCCCTTAACACATCATGTATTGTTCTACGCATAGCCTCGAAAGGAGCAAACTGTCTGTACGCAGCACCCCATGTTTGTTTGGTGTCATTCAGATACATGTAACTGTCCTGACCAAACAGTTCATCTGGTGGTATAGTAGGAGCCGTTTCCCCCACCATTGTTGCGGCTATCTCATTCTGTAATGTCTGTTTTGGAGATAACGCCATTATTGCAGACCCAAATCACTGGCTTTTTGTTCATCAATTGGAAACGCCCTGTGACCCAGCACACCACCAAGAATGTTAAAGAACTTTTCCATCTCAACATCAGTAAGCTTATCTGGGTCAAAGTTAGGCATACCGCTGTTAAACTGTATGTTTGAGCCAATACGCCTAAACTCATTAACCATATCAGTTATGACACTGCGTCTTTGTTGAGCATTGTTCATTCTGTCGTAGTAGCTTTCAACAGCAGCTTCGGCAAAAATGTTTGTATTAAGCAAAACACGATAGAGACTAGGATTGTCTTTGAGATCTTTTTCTACAGCTTGAAAAACATCGTTTTGTTTTGATGTTTTAAAGTCATATTTATAATTTGTGTGCAGTTTAACAAATGTTTCATCTGCCATTTTTATCATTGCTGTATAGCTATTGTTTCTTCCGTATGGCCTGTTAGCTACAAAAACAATGTTACCTTTATCGATAGCTTCTAATTGAGCCTCACTAAAAGCTGCATTTTTAAAATCAGTTCGATCTTTTAAATCTTGAACAAGGTCATTATGCCTTATAGTTATTTGACGCATACCAACAGTTTTTTGTGCTGCCTTTAAAGCTGGGAATAGAACAAATTCAAGTTTACCATCTTCATTAGGAGCAATGCCTATATTGTCTCCCATGTTAATTACGGCAGTTCTTATAGCTGTTTGGAAACCACGCTCATTTGCTTCAACACCTTCATTATTCACAATGTCATAAGCTGACTTCATAATGACTGATTTTATTGTTGGATTATCTAATATGATGTTACCTATTGAGCCAGTATTATATTCACGTTTTATTTGCTCAATAATGTTTTTATGACCTTGGCTAACTTCATAATCATCAGTTAANTCATAAGCTTCAGAAATNGCTCCAACAAAAGCTTGATGACCAGTAAGAAAACCNACTAAATCCTCATCATTTGTAAATGCTTGTGTAAAATTTTTATCAAAAAATTCAGTTTCATTAGAGTCNTCAGGTATTAGTTTTGATTGCACTCTATTAATGCTGCTCTTGTCTTTTAACAGACGCTTTTGACCTATGGATTGAACAATATTTATTGGATAGACCATACTGTCTTCTGCTAGGTCAAAGTTAAGACCCTTAGAATTTTCATATATTCCTTGGATTTGAACTCTATTTAAACCCTT